GCACCATCACCCTGCATTTGAGAGCGGAATTCGTTAATATTAAATGCCATTTAATTTTCTCCTATCTCTCTATTTATTAGAATCGTCCAACGATTTCATTGAATGCAACACCAGTACGGACTGCAACAAAGTTTAGTTGGATGAAGTTGATGGAACGGGCTGGTTTAACATAAATGTCACCAACAAACTCATTGCGGTCTATGACCTCTGGTGTGTTATTTGTAGTATCACAAACAACACGGAAGTCATAGATACCACGGCGGCCTTGGATTTCACGCAAATACGGTTCAACCAAGTTAACAAACTGAGCACGTGTGAATTCATCGTTAAATTCAAACAATGAAGAACGAGATGCACGAGCAACTGTTTTCTCTAGTACAATAAACAATCTACGAACGTTAATTCTGTCCATTGCTTCTGGTCTGTTCAATAAAGTTTTATCACCGAACAATACAGTACCTTCACCTGGGAAGGTTACAACAGGATTAATACCTGCATTGTACAATGTATCTCTCTCAGATTTTGTTGGACTCCATGCCAATTTAACAACGTTCTTAATTTGACCTCTGTTCAACCCAGCTGGTGAGAACCATGGGTCACGGTCAACGTCAGTTCTAACCAATAGACCGGCAATATCACCGTTCAATGGCAACCAACGATAAATGTCATTGTATTTGTCGTATTGATATTTCCATCCACAATCCATAACTGCGTATGAAGAAGATGTAATGGTATCACGATAAGTTTTAACAGTTGATGCTTCTAAACCTGAGTTGTTCAACACAGAAGTTAATGGTGGAGAAATAAACACCATACAATCTTTGCGTGACTCGGCAATAGAAATTAGTCGGTCAGGTACTACATCATCTGAAGTTTCACCGGCCATCAATAGAGAAACATCAACAGAATCAACATTGTTAAACAAATCATAAGATGTGTTTCTGTTACCTGCAGTTGGTGCAGTATCTTTACCTGCAGACAAGTCAAAGTTGTTAACTGCCAAACCATTATAAGCACCAGTTGTTGCTACTTGAATAGCAGTTTGACCCCAGTTTGCACCAGTGTCTGGGTGACCCATCCACCAAATGTACTTAGATTGACTATTGATAACATCTTTATAATAGTTGGAAGAACCGTCTGTATTCTTAGCATCGCCTGCTTTAGAAACGAAACCAAATTTTTCAACAACTGTGTTTGCTGTACCCGTAATAGCACCTGTCATATCAACAACAACAATATGAATTTCATCATTTGAAGCTGCTGCTCTGGATGCATATGTAGAAGTGTTAGGTGTTGTACTAAATTCACCTGAGTATGTCCAACCTGTGGCAACGTTTCTGTCAGCCATTGAAACACGTAGTGCATTACCTAATGAACCTGGATACTTTGCGGCCCACTGAATTGAATTACTTCCTGCTGCAAAATTTTGTTCGTAATTTGTTTTGTTGAGTACTCTTACAGGTGTTCCAGCGTTTGTTGCATTATTCGCTGTAGTACCTACTGAGCGAATAACTCTCAAATCTGAACCATATTGTAAAAAGTTTGCTGCTGTGAAGAATGATGTTGCGGTGTTGCTGTCTGGTTTACCGAATTTTTCTACTAATTGGACTTCATTACTAATTGTGATAATCTCATTCACTGGTCCCCAGTTAAAATTTCCGGCAAAACCACCAATAGTTGTTGCTGTGGAAGGCACAACAGTTGTAAGGTCAACTTCTGAAACATTCACGCCTGGTGATAATTGAAAAGCCATGGTTTAATCTCCTTTTAAGGGCTGAATTATTTTTTTAATGTATGTTGTATTTATGTTTTTAAAAATTTGAGGATATATAACCTCGGCTTCTAACATCATCTTGCCATACTGTACCACCAGAATCAATTACTGGTTCTGGTCTGCCATCGTCAATGATACCTACTGGTGCCAAATCTTCGTCACCTAACATATTTTGTTCCTCTAACATCATCTTACGGATGTCGATATTGGTATCTTCTTTAAAATAACTCTGAGCAGTTAACCAAGAGAATAACACCAGACCCATAACTAAGTCATCGTTGTTACCTTCTTCTGCCTCATAACTGTCTCGAACTCGCACAAACGTATTAAGTTCGGCAATTGTGTCAAAGTCATTGATAATTAACTTGTCATTTTCAATCAAGGTCTTCAAGTTGGCACAACCAATCTTTTTGACTGATTTTGTGGTCTTGATACCGAATGATGTAGAACGCTTGAAACCACCTGAAATTGATTGTCCTTTAATATGATGGTGTTCTAGCTTATATATGTTCTCATATTCCAGATCATAGTGGAGAATGTCCACGACCTGTTGGCCAATGTTATTAGTCTCAATCAACGCAAATGCTGTATTGTATCTTTTACATAATGCATAAACAACTGTAGGTAAAAATAACAATGGTAGTTTATTGTTTCGATATTTGGCAACTTGCCTGTATGGAACCTGAGACACATCAAGTATATTAATCGTTGAGTAATCTTGTGCAACACCTTCAGAACAATCCACACAACCAATGTATAGGTGTCCTGGTATTGGGTCTTGGTAGATATCTAAACAATCTTCTTGTTTCAATGGGTCAAAGAATGCCAGTGACCTCAATTTAGAACCAGAGATTAATGTTGCCGATGAACCAATGAACTCTGTCTCAAACTCTTGTCGGAACTGTTCTTCTGATGTGTTACGTATGGTCTCTTCTTTCCATGCGGCATCACGTCCTGGCACTTGTGACCAATGAACCTCCAATGGTTTATAGGTCGAACGTTTCTCTGTTGCATCAACCCACATCTTATAAAAGTGGTTTAGTCCATATGGGGTAGAAACAATAATAACTTTGGTAGTCTTACCAGATGAGATAACCGGATAGGTTGACGTAAAGAATTCATCAGCCATATTCTTTGGAACGAACGCAAATTCGTCCAAGAAAATTAGATTATAAGAACCACCTCGGACACCAGATGCTGATGTTGCAAAGGCCGCAATCTTTGATTTGTTTTCCAACTCAATATTACCTTTGTTCCAAGTAATGATGCCTTGTTGCAACCAAAGTGGTAAGTATTCATATGCATACTGAACACGACCTAAAATTTCACGTGCAAGTGAACCTTTGTTGGCCAAAATGGCAATACTGTAATCGTCTTGAAATAGAATAGACCACAACATGAAACCCACAGTCGTAGTTGTTTTACCAACCTGACGAGGCATCTTTGCAATACAGAATCGATTTTCATGGAATGTTCGTACCATGTCCTCTTGGAATGGCCACATTTTGAAAGGCACAAGGCCATGGTCAACGTTAACAATTTTAACGTATGACTTAATGAAGTAAACTGGATCTTCAGTACATTTTATAATCTCGGCAACTTGTTCTTCGGTGTAAGATAACTCTACACCAGTTCGTTTTAAGTTTGCATTGCCGAGGTAACCACCTGCGTCAATCATTATTTAATAAAACTTCTTAACATCCATGCATGTTTTTGGTGTTGGTCTAACAAGTCTTGCAAGAAATTACCAATAGCTGGTTCTCCTGCTTGGTCAGCAGCAACAATACCTGCACGGAGATGAACCATCATTCTATCGTTATCTCTTTTCAATTCTGCCATCATAGAAATTGGAGAAGGAATGATTGCTGATTCTTCCACGTCTGCCAACTCCAACATTCTCAATAATGAACCTGGTGCATATGCATCCAGCATACGAATCTTTTCGGCAATTAAATCAGTATTATTAAATATTGATGTATATAACTCAGCAAAAAAATCATGGTACTGTTGGAAGTTTACACCTTCTACATTCCAGTGGAATCCGTGTGCCTTAAAATACAAGGCAAAGTTTGTGCCTAGTATAACTTTCAATTGTTGAATTAATTGTTCCATATTATTTCTCTTTATTTGACTTTAAAAACTTTACCAATTCTGTGGTTGAACCAACAAACACAGCCTTATCTATATTCATTGATTTATCATTCATAGATTTTGGTGCTAAATCTTTTTTACGCTTTTGAATTTCCATTAGGTCTTTATTTAGGTCAGACATATTCTTAAGCATTGTGGCCACAACCTCGAATGCTCTTGGGTGATGAGTATCTTTGGCCACGTGAATCAAAGTGTCCATTGCAGAGTTACCTTTGGTAATCATTTCACGTATATTTTGCCGAGCAAATTCAGCATCATCGGCAATATCTGGTGTTAAGTCAGTGTGTACTAACTGACCAGCAGATTCCAATGGTTCAATCTCTAATAATTGAGAAAGATTTTCATCCATTTTTTTCATAATTTATTTTTAATGTTTATAAATTTGCAATTGCGGTTTGAAAATCAGCATAAGTTGCACTGTTTGCAGCTAAACTTTTTAGACTTGTTATGGTAATAGTTGTATTACTTGTTGTATTTGCTTTATTAAACGCAGCTTGTGCTTGAGTTAGAGATAGTGTGGTATTAGATGCAACGAAAGAGGCAGGCTGTTGAATAATAACATTACCAACCATACCGGCATGGTTTTGGCATTGGTAAACATATGTTGAACCTACTAGACTAAAAGGAACTTTCCAATAAAGAGTGCCGTTTATCTGAGCTTGTGCGTTAGAACTCGTTGAAACTGTACCAGTATTGCTAACGTGTGTTAGTCCTATATTGAAACTAGAACCACCTGATGATGTCCGTATCATAAACGGATGACCATCCAAATTATTTAAAACAAATGCTATGGTTTCACCACCAGAAACATACACTGTAGGATTGTTTCCTGAATATTGATCGATAAGAAAAGCACTTGTTCCAGAAGCTGTTACAGATAATCCGGTAACAGCACTCGTATAATTAGAGTTAGTTGTGTTATAAACTTCTGTAAAATTTTCATTGAGTTTGGTGAAAGCCGTACGCAGAGGATCACCTGTGCCAGTATTTGGTCCTGTTCCTATATCAATTGTTTGTTTTGTCATTATAGTTTATCCGTTTTAATTAATGTTGAGTCAGTAAATACTAAAGTAGTATCTGAAGTAGTAAAAATAACTTGAGGTTCATATATAGAACCAAATGATGTAAATGTTTCTGCAAATCCATATTCATCATCTGGACCAGCAGTGTTTGGATTTGGTCTAGTTTGCACAGAAGATATAATTGAATTTTGTGTGAATGTATTTGATGTGATAATGTCACCATTCGCAGAGTTGGCAAAATTCAAATATGTGTTTGCAGTAGATGTAGTAATCATCTCACTTGTTTTAACTGGTGGCCAGATGAATGCTTTGGCAGTGAATGTCAAGTCCCATAGAATCAAACGGGTACTCATCATATCACCCTCATAATCTGTAGTCGTAGATACAGAATTTAATATGATTGGCATGTCATACTTTTGATCCATACCAGGAATAAAATCCATTGTTACAGTAAAGTCTGGTGTAAAGAATGGAAGTATTTGTTCCATAATCTGAGCACCATCTTCTGTATTACGAACATATACTGATAAATTAAAATCAAAGTTATATGGTATTGGTCCGTATTGTGACTTCAATGAACTGTTATTTGTACCAAGAGAAAAGTTTCGGTTGGTTGTAACACCTTTGCGACTGGAGTCATATGACATACCTACCATATCAAATGAGATTCTAGGTACAGTTATTGCAATAGATTTTGTTAAGTCTGGATCGGAAGCCAAACGAGTTAAGTATTTTTCTTTGGCACCATAAGACAGAGGCACTTTAAATCTTTCGACCTCTGTTGCCATATCTCTGGTGTAACGAATCAACTGAATGTCGTTAAATAGTGTGCCAAAACCAACGACAACTTTTCGTATGGTTCTGTTATAGAAATGTGCATTACCTAACATTAAGGTTCACCAAATGGGTTGTGTTCAGTGAAGTCGAGTATGTCGCCAGCTTCATCTTGAATAATATTATTATCGGCAACATCTTCAAACACACTGTCTGTTGGCATATCGTCAGCTGCAGTTTCTAGTGCCCATGTTGCACCACTTGTTGCGCCAATGATGGTGACACCAACTGTAAACTGACCCTTGACATTAACCACATCTAAGTGTCTACCAGGAACTGTTGTATGCACCGTGGCCACCGCATTGGCAGTTGCCAAAGAATTGCCTTGATAAACAAATTCACCAACTGTAAATTTGCCTGTGCCATTGATAGGTACATCCAAACGTGTTCTCTTGTATGAATCAAATGCTTGTTCATCTATCTCTGTGTGACCAGTTTGAATCAACTCATCAGATAATACAAATTGTTTAAGTTTCAGTGCATAAACATAAACATTACCACCACGTCCACGACCTAATGTATAAAACATTGCTTGATCATTTTCGTGTTCAACAAAAGTTACTTCAAAAAAGTTTTGCATCAATGGAATGTAAATTAAATCACCTTCCATTGGTCGTTTTGGTCCAGAGTTAATAACTAAGTCACCAAGTCTAGGTATACTATAGTTTGTGGCACCTGAGGCATACTTAAATCTGCGGCGAGAAATTAGTAATGTTAATTCATCTCGAATCTCAAGTCCAAATTTAGAGATGAAATCTTGTTCACCATCCATACCAGTAACATTCTCCAAATATACTTCAATTGGAAATGCAACTCTATATTGTTTGAGTGTATCTTCACCATACAATGTGTCAGGACCATTAGGGTCTGCACTAGAACGTGGTAGGTAAAACACGTCCATAC